AATGGAGTTCCAAGTCAAGGACCTTCTAACTATTCTTACAAAATGGACGCTTTTGTATGGAAAAATGCAAGTGGAAAATATGAAGAAGTTAGATTAGATAAAGAGCAACAAGCCAATTTCTTAAATAAGAATGGGGTTGTTACGGCTATAAACTTTAAAGGTTGGAGATGTTGGGGATCTGAAACAGCTAAGAATCCTTTAGCAACAGACCCAAAAGACAAGTACATTTATGGTCGTAGAATGTTTAAATACATTGGAAATGAACTAGTTATATCATATTTTAATAATGTGGATAAAAAGTTCAGTTTAAAAATGGCTGAAACAATGAAGAAATCTATGAATATTAGACTAAATGCTCTTGTTGCTGCTGACCAACTGCTATCAGCTAAAGTTAATTTCTATGCTGAAGATAATAGCTTAATAGATATCATAAATGGAGACATTACTTGGACTATAGAGCTTGGAATAATTCCAGGAGCTAAATCTATAACATTCAAGAAAGTTTATGATGTTGATGCATTACAAAAATTTGCTGAAAGCTTAACTGCTTAATAAGGAGGGAAATAGATGGGAAGAAAACAAATACCTAATGCTCTTATAGATGCTGAAACATATTTCAATGGTTCAAATAATCTTGCTGGAATATCAGAAGTTGAATTGCCTAACATTGAGTATGATACAGTTACTTCTGAGCAAATGGGATTGACTGCTGAATTAGAAGTGCCTTTAATGGGTCACTTTAAGAAATTAGAAGCTAAAATCAAAATGGATTGTGTAGATGAGTCAGTACTAGAAATCAACAATGAAAAATCTATTCTGATTGAATGTAAAGGTGCAGCTCAGGCCATGAACAGAGAAACACACAGTGCTGATGTTTATGGAATAGATGCAACTTTCAAAGGTCTAATCAAGAAAATGGACGGGCTAAAAATGAAGCCTAGTGGAAAATTAGAGACATCTATCGATTTATCGGTGACTTATTTCAAACTTGAGATTGGTGGAAAAACAGTTGTAGAGATAGATGTACTTAACAATGTAAATGTAATTCATGGACTTGCTAACCAAGCAGTTAGAAAATACTTAGGATTAAATTAAGGAGGACTTAAATGAAAGTAAAGTTATCACAAACATATAATTTCGGTGGAAAAGAATTCGATGAACTAGACATAAATATTGAAGAAATGACAGGAAAAGATTTTATGCTGTGTGAAAAAGAATTCAAAGCAAGAAATAAAGAAGCTGGAGCTGTAAAAGAACTAGAAGACTCTTGGGCTATAACTGTAGCAGCTAAATCTGTTGGGGTTAAGTATGGAGACTTACTTAATCTTATATCTATAGACTACTTGAAAGTGGTGAATGGGGTAAAACGTTTTTTGAGTCAAGGTTGGGAAGACAAAGAGGCTCAGAAGGATACTACAGAGGAAGTAACAGAGGAAACTGGTGCTTAATCTATCTAGATATGATAACAGAGCTTTTAAGAGTTCTTAATTATTTTAAAGTTAATGTAAGCTACGATTCTATGTTGGATTGTAGCTTATATGAACTTGATTACTGGATAGCTAGGGCAAACAAGTTTATAGAAGAAGAGGAAGAAAGACAGAACAATGATGACTAAGGAGGTGGAGTAGATGGCTAAAGACATGAGTTTAATTTGGCAGATGGGCGTTGCTGGAGCAAACGAAACAATGGCTATATTATCTAAAGCAGCTAAGTCTTTGAATGAAGTAAAAGACTCTACAGAAGACTTAGTAAAAACTCAAAAAAAACTAGAGAATTTAGACAAAGTTGCAGAAGCATATAAGAATGCTAACTCTGAATACAATAAAGCGGCTAAGAATTTAGAACAGCTTAGAAAAGCGTACGCTAAATCTAATAATGTTACTGCAGAATTTAAAGAGCAAGTTAAAAATGCAGAAAAGCAAGTAGATAAATTGAATAAGCAAAAAGAAAGACAAAAACATGTCTTTGAAGCAGCAAGAAGTGCTTTAGAAAACGAAGGAATTAAGCTAGAAGGTTATAAGAAAAAGTTAAAAGAAGTTAATGAAGAACTAAAGAAGCAAGAGAAGTTGAAAAAGGATCTAAGTAAAGCACAAGCTATATCTGATATGGGAGACCAGTTCTCAAAAAAAGGAAGTGAACAACTTAGGAGAGGTGCTGCAACAGGAGCTGCATTAGCTGTTCCAATTAAATTCTATATGGACGTAGAAGAGTCTCAAGCAGATTTAAGAAAAATTCTAGGTAAAGAAGCTGAAAAATACTATGCTGATTTAGCTGAATTATCTAAGAATGGTCCTTTATCTCAAATAGAAATTAATGAAATAGCAGGGAGTTTAGCACAGTCAGGAATAGCAGGAGAAGACATAGTAGCTTATTCGGATATGGCTGGAAAAATGAAAGTAGCATTCGATATTTCTACAGATGAAGCAGGAACATTCTTGGCCAAAACAAAAGAGCAATTAAATTTATCTAAAGATGAACTTTTCTCATACATGGATACTCTTAATATGCTGTCTAATAACTACTCTGTTACAGCTGCACAACTAGCAGATGTATCGGCAAGAACTGGAGGATTTGCTAAGTCTATAAACTTATCTAAAGAATCTAACATGGCATTCGCTACATCTCTTATATCAGCCAACGTAAGTGCAGAGCAAACAAGCACTGTGTTAGGTAAATTGTATTCTGAACTATCGCAAGGAGCTAACACTAAGAACAAAGCTGATGCATTAAAATACTTAGGATTTGACCCTAAAACAATAAACAAAGAAATGGCTGAAAATGCTGAAGGCACTATCTTAAAAGTACTAGAAAAAATTAAAAACTCTAATGTCGCAGACAAGTCAGCGTTAATCAGTGATATCTTTGGAAGTGATAAATCTGTAATCAACGGATTATCAGTGTTATCGGAAAATTTAGATGGAGTTAAGGAGAAATTAGATAAAGCGAAACAAGCTGTATCAGAAAATGAAAAGGTTAATGGAGAGTATGAAGACAGATTAAACACTTTAACTAATCAATTGAAAATATTTAGGAACAATGCTTTTAATGCTCTTGCTGACATTGGAAAGAGCATAGCTCCTGAGCTTAAAGAAACTCTAAATACTTTAAAAGAATTCGCTGGAAAGATAGCTAATTTTATAAAAGAAAATCCTAAGCTAGTGGCTTTCATAGTCAAATTAGTTGCTGGATTCGCTGCAATGAATTTAGGAATGGGGGTTGCTAACAAACTGTTATTAGGGCCATTTGCAAAAGGTGTAGGTTGGTTATATAAGTTTGGAGCTTTTAAGAGTAAAGGTGGAGTATTCTTTGCTTTAAAGAAAATGTTTCCACTAGCTAGTAAACTTTTTGGAACATTCGTAAAAATAGGGACTTTTATAGGTGGTAAATTCATAGGCATTATAAAAATGGTTGGTTTAGCATTAAAAGCTGCTTTTGTAGCTAATCCAGTCGGGCTTATAATTGCAGCTATTGTAGCGGTTATTGCTATTTTTGTCCTACTTTATAAGAAGTGTGAATGGTTTAGAAAAGGAGTAGATAAAGCTTGGAAAGCTATAAAAGAAGGGTTTAAAGCTACTTGGACTTGGATAAAAAATAAATTTCACGCATTAATGGAGTTAGGAGCTAAAGTATGGGCTAAGATTAAAGAGTATAAAGCTCTATTTATACCATTTATAGGTATTTTTGTAGTATTATATCAAAAATGTGAATGGTTCAGAAATGGGGTAAATGCTGTATGGAAGGCTATAAAAAATGCTTTCACTAATACATGGCAATGGATAAAAGATAAATTCAATGCTTTACTTGAAATAGGATCTAATGCATGGAATGGACTAAAGAATAGTGCTACTGCTATCATAGATAAGATTAGAGAAGCTTTCAGTGGATTCTTTGATTGGATAAATAAAAAATGGGAAAGCCTTAAAAACTTTGGTTCTAAATTAAATCCTTTTAATTGGTTTAAAGGAGATGGAGAAGTAGCCCAAAACTACTCTGGTACTAACTACTTTGGTGGCGGACTTACAACTCTTGCTGAAAGAGGTGCTGAACTTGTAGAAATGAACAATAGTTCTTTTTTAGTAAATTCTCCTGTTATGGCTGATTTACCTCGTGGAGCTAGAATTCTTAACAATTCACAAACTAGAAGCTCTTTGTCTTCAAGAGTATCGTCTTTAAAAGATAAAATTAATGGCATTTCTAATAACTCAAAAACAGTTGTAGGTGGAGATACAATAACTATCAACATCAATGGCGGTTCTGGAAGTGCTCCAGATATTGCTAGAGAAGTTGAAAGAGTACTTGAAAAAATACAAAGTAAGAAAAGAAGGACGGCGATAGTATGAAAAAAGTAAAAGTTTATAAGACAGTCAGCGGTGATACATGGGACTTGATAAGTTATAAATTATATGGTTCTGAGCAGTATTTCCATCAACTTATGAGAGCTAATCTTAATTTATTATCTATCGCCGTATTTGATTCTAACATTCCTATCATAGTATCGGAAATTTCACCTATTGCAAGTGCAGTAGAAACATCAAAACTACCGCCATGGAAAAGATAAAGTGTAACATTATTGATTTTATAAAAGATTTATAGTACAATAGGTATTATAATTTTATTAGGAGGGCATTATATGAAAAAAGTTTTGTATGGAGTAGTTGGGGTAATTATTGCTTTATTTTTGATAGGTACTTTTGCTGGAGGAGATAGTGGATCTAAATCTAAATCTAATTCTGAATCTGCTAAAACTGAAAATACCAATGCATCAAATAATTATGCAAGTGTAGGGCAAACTGTTAAGGATGACTATTTTGAAGTAACTGTTAATTCTGTTGATGTTGTAAACAGTAAAAAAATTAGTGACTTTGAAGAATTAAAAGCTGAAAAAGATACTAAGTATTTAATAATCAATGTTACTTTCAAAAACGCTGACAAGGAAAGTAGAATGGTTGTAGACGGGTCAGTATTTATAAATTATAATGGAACAGAATATGAATATGACCACACTGAAACTATTTTAGAAGACGGATGGGGGTTATTTTTAGATCAATTAAATCCTTTAACAGCTAAGACAACTAATATAGTATATAAAATTCCAGCAGAAATAACAGGAGATGTAATATATAAACCTGGAAGAGGATCATCTGAATTTTATTTAGGGGCTATAAAATAAGAAAGGAGATTTAAAATGGCAACAGTAGAAAATACATATGTTAATAAATCAGAACCTTATGAACCTGCTTATGTCCTAAAAAAGTTAGGTAAAAGCCAAAGTAATGCTAATATAGAAATGGTGAAGGTTTTAATAGATACATACAAAAAAGAAAAAGGGGAAGCAAGAACTGATAGAGATGATTTCATAGAGTGGATTAAAGAAAATTATGATGTAGATACTTTGTTTGAGGATTAAATCTACAAAGAGCAGTATAAAAGCTGCTCTTTTTTTTATTGCAAAAAGGAGGTTAATGGAATTGGGATAGCTAGAAATATAAAGATATTAGTTTTCTATGAAGGAGTAGATATAACTGAAGAAATACAACCTAGTATTTCATCAATGACTTACACAGATAACTCAAAAAATGCGGTAGATGACTTAGAGTTAGACCTGGAAAATTTAGACTATAGATGGCTTAATGAATGGTATC